AGACGGAACAACAACCGCAATTCAATCAACAGGAACCTCTGGTTTTAATGTTGTAGATAATGGAGTCGGTTCTATTAATTGGAATATACAAGCTAATTCAGGAACATATACAATACCATTTATCTCAACATCAAATGAAAATGTACCAGTAACAATTGATATAACAACACCAGGAACAGGAACCTATCTAAAAATATCTAATGTAGATGCTCCCTCTTCAAATTATCAATCATTTTGGGATTTAAATTCAATTGATAGATATTGGACTTTAAACTTTGACAATTATACGACCCTTCCACAAGGGGATATAACACTAGGATGGTTGGATAGTGATAATCCATCATCATATACAAGTGTAGTATTAAAATACTACAAGGATGTTAGTTCGGGTGTATGGACCAATAATGGTCTTGAAACCACTAACATACCATCAAATCCATTACTTTTAAGAACGACTACATTTCCCATAAATTCATACCTAAATACTTTAAATTCAAATCATACTTGGACTCTTGTAAATCCAAATTCTGTATTACCAATAAAATTAATATATTTGAAAGCTTATCCAGTAGAAGATAAATGGATTAATGTAGAGTGGGAAACATCAACTGAGATAAATAATTCCGGATTTTTAGTTTATAGAAGTATCGATGCTCAAAACTGGGATTCAGTTGGTTGGATTCGTGGTAATAATAACTCAACACAAATACTTAAATACGCATTTAATGATAATAGTGTTAAATCAAATACAAACTATTACTATAAACTTAAGCAGATAGATAATGATGGCGCTTATGAATATACAAATATTGTGAGTGCTATTATAAAATCTAACATTTCAGTTGGTGAATTTTCACCTAACCCATCTAATAGTAGTGTAAAAGTAAATATCAATACTGATACTGATGGTCTAGTAACTTTTAAAACATATGATATGTTAGGACAGTGTGTTAGTTCATTATCATCACTCCTAGTTATGGGTCAGAATTCGATTACATTAGATGTAAGACAATTTTCAGATGCAACATATACAGTTGTGATAAATGTAGGTGATAGAAGATATACTAAAAGATTAATTGTTTCAAAATAATTATTTTTTTAAAAGAGTCTTATTACGTCCAACGTGATATTTATAACAGACAGAACATTTGTAAGCAACAGCTTTATAAATGTTCTGTCCTTTATTATTTATAGCCTTAGCGGCGATGATAGCATCATCTAATGTATCATATTTACGTTTATCCTGTTTAATTTGCTTGATTTGAAACAGGATCGATATACATTAGCTTCTGACAAACATTTTTATATTTTATCTGTGGTATCTGTGGCATAATTACAAATATACAAATTAATAAATAGATTATGAAACATATCTTATTATTTGAATCTTATGATATTATAAATCACTTAAAAGGTCGTGGGATTGATCCTGACAAAACAAGAGTTATTATTGATGAAAAGACTCAGGATGTTTTCTTTTATCTTTATAACCTATCCGGTCAATTAATTGGGTTTCAAAAATACAATCCAAATTATGAAAAAACTGGACAATCCAAACTGGGAGACCCAAGAATGGCTAAATATTTTAATTGGATATCAGATGAGGGTAAAGGAAAAGCAATTGCGGTTTGGGGATTAGAATCAACTCAATTTGATGATGATTATTTATTTATAACTGAGGGTATATTTGATGCCGCTAGAATACAAGAGGCAGGTTTACCAGCCATTGCAGTTCTTTGTAATGATCCAAGTGATTCATTAAAAGGTTGGTTATCAACACTATCACAAAAGAAAATTGTTATTTACGATAATGATGGTCCTGGTAAAAAACTAATTAAAGTAGGAGATTTTTCTTACACTGTTCCTCATGATAAAGATATAAATGATCTAACACCAGAAGAGTCCAAAGTTTTCCTGGATGATTGTCTAGTGAAGTCAGGATTCATCATCACCAAATAATTTATCTAATTTTTCAGATCTAATTACTGATATGCAATTTTTGTATAGGTAATCTCTTATTACAGATTCATTACTATTATATATTTTCTCATAATCCGAGATTATTTCTAATAGATATTGGTATTGTGAATAAGAGATTACATCAAAATATTCGACTAGCCTTACATTACTAGAAATCATTTCATTTTCTTTATCTCTTTCTTTATCTCTCAACCAAGCTGCAAATTGATATTTCTGATACTTAACTACTAAATTTTTAAGATATTTAATAGTATTAGTTTTTTCATTCAATGTCATGTTTAATATTTTTTAATATTCTTTTAGCTTTGATAATCCTCTTTCTAGCACCAAAATGAAAAACCATAGTTGATGGATAAAGAGATGAAAATTCCACACTACCCGTAATAGTTGAGGCAGAACCACTTGGTTTTATGGATGAAATAATTTTATTACGAATGGTCTTATTATTTTCAATCCATTCTTTTAACATCTTGTACTGCTCGTCCATCATTTTCAAAAAAGGTTTTAATTATATATGATTCATAATATCTTTGACAATGTTCTCTAGCTATATCTAAGTTATCAAATTCAACATTTTTGCCATCTAAACAGTCTTTATTCACAGTGCAATGAATAGAAAATTTATTCAATTTGTCATTTTGATTGCTATTTGAGACATAAAATTTAATAAAATAACCTGTACCTGGGTGTGATTCTCCTATCCATTCAATTAATCCTTTTTCTTTACCATATTCAGTAATGTTATCCTTCCAAGATAACTTCTTAAATGGTATTTTCCATTCAGATTTCATTTAATATATTTTTGATTTTATTATCTCTTTTTAGAGAGATTAGTAGTTCCTCTATTTCCTTGTCATTATTATCACCATCAGAACTTACTTTAATGTTATCACCAAAGTATTCTTTAGCTACAATTAAACAAGCTAAAACGTGCTTATCATATGGTTTTCTTGCAGTTTTAGTGAAGTTAAATCCTTTAGATTCAGTGCCTAATCTAAATGTTTCATGTGAATTATCACCTATACCATTAAATGCAATTTCTTCATCAGTAAATTCTGGATCTCCGTCACCATCCCAACCAGCGATTCCACTTTTCAATCTATCAGTAATCTCTTTACAGATTATTTTACAATCTTTAGAGTAGTCTTTGAATTTCTCTGAATCTATCTTACCTTCAACTCGATAATATCTTGTATATCCCATTTTTATTTATTTAATATTCTATTAAAAATCTCATAATTGTTTCCTACCGAGTTAAGATTTGTTTTCAGTCATAAAATTATGTGCCCAATTTTGTTTATAATCACAAACCGGACAAATCCAACCTTCCTTAGTTGCTATCAAATTGGTTGAATTAAATGACATTTCTGGAAATTGGACTCCGATTTCCTTTTGTTCTTTTATATATTCCTCATAGTTTTTATGAGGGAATTCTTTATTAAATTCATAAAAAATATGTTTTTGGTCACCATCGTGTGCACAAGTGAATGGGTGAAATCTTCCTTCATTTTGGAATTTATTCAAAGATTCTACTTGTTCAGATGTGAAAGGTGTTTGTATTTGAAAGTTCATATAAGTTGTTTTAATTTAAGGTGTCTAACAAAATGTCTATAAAAGTTTCTTGATTGTTCAGAAGAAAAGAATTTTTTGTAATCACCATCTTCATCTTGTATTTCATAACCCATTTGAAAGGTATCATTTAGATATTTAGTGAATCCAATCATGTTACCATTACCGAGCCCCCAATAATTTCTTGTAAGAACTTCATCCATAATCTTTTGTTTCGGAGTTGCTGACAATAAAACCGGCCATTTTACTAGACCCTTATCATCTTCACATAAAAAGTCCAATATTGATTGACAACATTCAAGTAAGTCTTCATCCAACATTTGAGTAGAATTTTTTAAGTTCTTCAATTTTTTTCATATCATTTTCTGGTATTGAATAGCGGTACCATTTCAAATAAAATGGTGCCAAGGAATTAGTTATCATACCATTCTCTAGAAGAAAATCACAATTAGATGATCTTTCACCACATTCTGTTTGATGTGTTCCTTTCCAAGCACCGCCCTCCCTAAATGAAGAAGAATTATTTAAATTTGAGTATTCAGCTCCTCCTCTTTTAGATTTAGTAAGTGCCATCTCCATCAGTTCAGTTAATTCATCTTCTATTGGACTTTGAAGCTTTTCTGATGATTTTGGTTCAATATAGAGTAGGTATTTACTTGTGTCGTCTCTGTGCATATTATAATAGTATTTGATTTAATTTTTGTAATCTTTTTATATTCAAAGTAACATCCGCAAAGACTTTGCCACCTTTTTTTATTTCATTTATTTCAATAAAATCTGGAGTAATTGCTGGACAAGGTTGTAATTCACCTTTATAAACACCCCATAAACAATCTTTAATTTGTTCGTTAGTATCTTGGTACTCACCTGATGAAATGGCAAAAACATCACCACTTTTACATTCCCAAATCCTTTCATGACTATAGAAGCTTTTAATATGTCCAATCGGTATGTTAAAGTCACAAAGGCATTCTAACCAGATCCATTTTTCTGGTGAAAATTTGTCTTCATCGATCCAATCTATTTTTGTGAATAACATTTGAATAATTTGAGGTCAGGGATGGATTTAAACCACCGTGTAAGGAATTGCGTTCCTTAGTCTATTCTCTCGACCACCTGACCATGTTTTAAATATACTTAAAAAACTTTAGTATTTTTTTCTTTTCTTTTCTGATACCATTCCAATGTTTTAGGTAGTAAGCCAAAACCTAGGAATAGGTTTAAAAGTCCTGCTATGAAAAATATTGGATTCAACCAAATTGTATAAAAACTTAAAGGAAGAAAAAGAGATTCAAGAATCACAATAATTCCTATCACGATGTTATATAAACTAAAGTCTTTCATTTGTATTTGTATTTTTAATTGTTAATCCAAGTTGAATCATGTGATACTTTAGTATCATATATTGAATATTCTACTTCTACTTTTTCAAAATTGAATCCTTCATCAATTAACATTTGTTTGATTCCATCTACCTCTAATTGGAACTTAGGTCTTCCACACATATTAGAACGATAAGTAAGCATATTTACAAATTTACCATCATTAGATTTTTTGAAAAAATTCTGAGAAAGTTTAGCCTTACCAGTTAATCTTATTAAGTGTCCATCTTTTAAAGTCACCTCTACAAAATCAGTTAAATCCTCTTTTTCTTCTGTAGTTATTATAACCCCAATATGAGATTCAAAATAACAACCATTCGGAATTTCTTTACCAGTTGAAAAAACTGGAGCGCTTGGATGCCACGGAACCGACTCAATCTTAGTTCTTAGGACATCGAATCCACAATTGGTTAACTCTTGAACAATTCTTTGAGATTCATCATAAGCACTTCGGTTAGTTCCAATATGTTTAGAGGAAGTCATTAAATCACGTATAGAACCACCATTTATTTCCAAGTCTAAAGCTATTGGTTTAACTCCAATCTCATTACAAACTCTTTTAAAATTAGAATTAAAGACATCGGATATTTTAGAATCGTAGTATCCTTCAGTATATGTAAATGATTTCCTACCATCATTGTCTGGGTGTTCATTTTCTAAAATATTTGTTAGATAATAAAATTTACTTTTATCATCACCGAATTTAGGTAATGTACCATCTACAGTAATATGAATTTCAAATGGTAGTGGAAACTGAGCCTTTTCTTCTTTAGCTTGAAGTTCCGACCACTTTAGAGATTTCTGATGAATCATATCAGTAATCTCTTCATCAGTAAATCCTAATGAATAAGCAATTGATATGTTCGTTAAATGAACATCAGCAATTTCTTCTAATATCCTTTCTCTATCAACAAACCGGTGATTAGTTCCGTGAGCAGAATCAAATGGTAAAATAGCTTTTGCTAATTCACCAACTTCTTCACATGTTTTAAGTGCTTTTTGTGAAAGAGTTTTTTTATCGTTAAGTGAAAGTTGTTTTATGAACTCGTTAATCATTTAATATATCATTTATTTTTTCATCCCGGAATTCTGGTAACCACTCCATATCAGCTCCAGTTTCTACCAAAATTCTTTTGAGATCTTGAATATCTTTTGGTGATCCTTGCCAACAATCAACTAACTCAGCAGACTCATTTATTTTTCTTATTGTTATTTCATAATAATCTGGAAAATTATTACTTTTCATTATTAAATTATCAACATGACTAAGAATATAATATTCTTTTTTAGAATCTCCTTTATGAAATAGTTTAGATCCACCATTTCTAAGTATGATATTAAAATCCCAACCAAGTGATTCTAAATCCTTAGTCGTTATCATTTCCTAAAATTGAAAGAAGTGACATAAATAGGTTGATAATATCTAAGTAAAGTGATACAGCAATTTTCAAAGCCGAACCGATTGTACGTGTAGCTTCGGTAGCACGGAACATATCATAACCAATATAAAGTGAGAAGATACCAGCCGCCACATAATCAATAATACCAAATGAGTTAATAACCGGAACAAAAAGGCCAATTAATCTAACGACTACTAAGGCAAGTAGTGCAACAAAAAGTGCGGAACCTATACTTCGAAAAAAGTTAGGATAAGCAATTCCAGCAAATCCCATCACACCCGTAATCATAGCAGTCAAAAGAACAGCATTTTGAACTACACCCGGAGCATAGTGATCAACAACTGGACCTAAAACTAATCCAAATGGAATAGTAATCATATTATATCCAATAAAGGATATACCAAAGTTGTCATTCATAGCTAAGAAACAACCACCAATCGGAAGAACCAATCCAAGTAAGACAAGTTCGAGAGTTGTAAGTACTTCTGGTGCGAAGAAAGTAGATACATAACTTAAAATAAGTCCGTATAGTACAAATCCTGTTAGTGCACCAAAAAAAGATCTTTCAGAAAGAGAATTAAATCCTGAACGAGATAATGTGTTTGTTTTAAATAATTTTTTCATAATTGGTTTGTTTATTTTTTAAATTTGAAATTACTTCCATCTACTTTACCCATTATATCACCACAAGTAATATTTACTCCCTCAACATTACCCGAAACATTTCCACACTTGATTGTAGTACCATCTATACTACCACCAACATCACCACAAGTGATATTTGTACCATCAACATTACCAGTTACATTACCAGTTATAGTAGCATTTGTACAATCTAAACTAGCTAAGTCACCAGTGAATTCAACTTTGATAGGTTGACTTTTACCAGATAACCCTGACTCAACTAAGACACCATCAACATAAATCGAATCGTTCTCGACTGTGATTTTTTTCCCAGAAACCTCATAAGATTTCCCGTTAATTGTAATTTTGTTTTTACCAAAAATTGAAAATATACCCATATAGTGTTTTTTATTAATTTAAAAATTTATCAAGTTTTGAATCCCTATCTAATTCTTTATTATTAGTGAAAAACTTTTGACTAACTGAGGCTAAATATGATTCCTTCTTGAATTTTTCATAGTTTTTAAGAGATGGATTTACATAAAATACCCTTAAGAACCAAAATGTTATAGGATTTATAAAATCTGAAACAAAAAATCTATCTGATGAGTCATATTTTTTATAATAAACCACAAACTTCCAAGCCCCATCTTTTGTGAAACGAATATACTCATTAGAAAAAGATTCTGAGCTTAATGGTTCCCAAGCACTAGTCTTTAACTGAGAAATTATAAAACTTCTAAGATTTGATATTTTTTCTTTATTATCTTTTATATTATCTGACATAATTTATAAATGTATAATCAAATTGATTTTTTTCATCTTTTAAGAAATCTTCTCTACTTTCAATAGACCATTCGTGTCCTAAAACTGGAAAATAAGTATCACCTTCAATTTCGGTTTGAATGAGTGTGAAGAATATCTTATTAGCTAATATAATACTTTTTTTGTAAATTTCACCACCTCCTAAAATAAAAATTTCACTATCAAGTGATAAAGCCTCTTCCAGAGAATGAACTACTTCACATCCGGGTATTTCTAAATCTTGACGAGTAATAACTATATTTCTTCGGTTAGGTAATGGTTTTCCAATTGAGTCATATGTTTTACGACCCATAACTACAGTTTTGCCAGTAGTCAATTCTTTAAATCGTTTTAAATCAGTGGATTGACGCCAAAGTAACTTATTATCTTTACCGATAACATTATTTAAAGAAGCGGCAACGATTATGTTTATCATGATAGTATCTGTTTGATTTTATTATTTCTGAAATCTTCTACTTTAGTCCAAGTATTTTCAAGTGTATGTTGAATAAATTCACCATAACTAGCCACACCTTTAGAATTGGATACTTCCCTACAAGCAATTACTCTATGATTATAACAATCTATGCTTACACCCACTACAATGTATTTTTTTAGATTACCATCAGGAATTTTACCCCAATCGTATGCAGTTTGAAAAACTTTATCACCTAAATTTATCATGATAATATCTTTTCAATTTTTGAATCTCTTACATCAGACTTATCCATTAATAACTCTACGATTTTTTTTTCAACCCATTGATTTTGGTAAAATTTGATTATCGCTGATTTATTTGTTGGGTCAAGAGCAAATGAATCAGTTGATGTGTAATCATATGCTGAGACTTTTACTTTATTTTCAGAAACTTCAAGTATTTCTACTTCATATGTGACTTCAAAATCTTTTTTAGTAGATGTTTGTGTTAGACCATGGTTTGGGATTATACCTTTTTGTCCAGGTATATACTTTTTAAAACCAATAATCTTCTCCTGTAAAGAACTATTTTCTTCTTTTAGTTCTTTAGATATCTTTCTGAATTTAATAAATCTAAAAAGAAGAAAAATAGATAATGATAGGAAAATAATGGTAAGAATTCCAAGTATTTCTATCATAAATCAACAATTTTAGCTTTTTTCCAATTTCGAGTCCAATGTTCATCTGTCTGGACATGACCCTTTCTTACCCACTTTAAAACATTAGATGAAAAATCATCATTGTGAAACATACCAGCAACTCTAGCAACTACACCTTCTCTGACACCACCAAGTTTTGATGGTTCTTTAGAAAGTTTCTCTATAAGTTCTTTTAACTCTTTTTCAGATTTTACTATTCCTTTGAATAGTACTGGAACAGTTGGGATATCAAAGAGGTAAGCATATTCTTCAACCTTTTCCCAAGGAACCCAGATATTATTATCTCTCATACCAAAAATGTAAAAGTATGATGTTAGATTAGTATATTCAATTGAGTGAATACCATACATTCCTTCACCAAATATAAACATATCATTATCAACATCATTCTTTATTATATTCCAAATTTCCCATGATTTAACATCCCAAGGATTTTTTGAAAATTCAACATGCGATCTACCATAAACACCACCCTTAGTCATTGCAGTATTTGAACCATCTAATTTTTCAGTAATAACTATTTCCTGATTAATCAATTCTGACATGTCTTTAGACACACGATCATCACTGGTATGTCCTGGTGAAAATGGAAAATGTAAAGTTCTGTTATATTTTGACATAATACCTATAAATATACTCCGAAAAGTTTGAAAAAACAACTTTCTCACTTTTTAATTTAATATATAAACTATGAATAGAATATGTCCATTTTGTGAAAAAGTTGTGGGTAATGATCCACATATTTATTTTTGTAAATTAAAAACTACTGATGTTAAACCGCTTATAAAATTCCTTTTTTTAAAAAAGAACTTCCCCGATATCTCAGATAAATCAATTATTGAAGATGTATATAAAAATAAAAGTCTAACAGATATTAAAAATGAATTTGGTATAGACTTTAAGTCTTTTATTTTTTTATTAGATTACTTTGGAATAAAAAGCAGAAGTATATCTGAAAGTTCTAATTTAATATCTAAGGGTAAATATAAAAAAACCTGCAATGAGAGGTATGGTGTTGATAATGTTTCTCAGAGATTTGAAGTTAAAGAAAGAAAAAAAAATACCTTTACTAAAAACTATGGAGTTGATAATATCTTTAAAGATGCAGACTTTAAAAAGTGGATATTTGATAATAATTTTGCTTGGAATAATCTATCAAAAGAAGAAAATCAAGAAAGGATAAAAAAACAGACAGAAAGTATTAAAAAATATTGGAATAACTTAACTGATGAACAAAAGAATAAAGTTCATACTTTTGGGACATCTAGTTTAGAAACAAAAATCTCAGAGATATTAAATAATCTGTCTATATCATATTCAACTCAATTTCCATTAAAAGGTAAAGTCTTTGACTTTATTATAAGTAATACAAAAATACTTATTGAGGTAAACGGTGACTATTGGCATTGCAATCCATCTAGATATAATGAGAATGATATTGTGAGTCATCCATCTGGTAAGGTTAAAGTATGTGATATTTGGAAAAAGGATACTAAAAAGAGGGAAATAGCTGAAAATAATGGATATAAATTAATTTATATATGGGAGGCAGAAATCACCTGATTTATATAGACTTGTTATGGATAAACTTAACTTTATAATAAAATAATTTAAATTAGTTACTCCTTTTTACTTTAACTCTCGAAATATCTTTTGTAAATGTTGCAAATCTCAGAAATATTCTAGTTCCCAAAAGATTAGATTCAATTAAATAAATAAATAATTCATTATCTTTTCTAATTCTATCTACCCATTCACTCATAATTTCTACATTATCAAACGTAATTGTTTGACATGTAATTTGTTTTGATTTTATTTGTAATGTGAGATTCTCTTCAGTATAGAATGTCATTATATTTGATGCGCTCATTGTATAGTCAATCTTACCAAATAAAACATCTAAATATGGATTAAGATAAAGAAGTGGTTCATTATATTCATCACCAACCAAATGAGAGATTTTAGCATCTCGATTTTCTACTTTTGATTCAAGTTGCATATCGTGATTCTTTATCAATTCAAAGATTTCTTCCATAGCATTTCTTTCAAAGTCTGATTCATCAGTTGGAAAAAACCAATCAGTATTTAATCTATATTTTGTTATTAAGTCCATTACGAAAGAAGAATTTGTGAGTTCATTTGAATTTTTTGCAAATCCTCTGGAGTAAAGTATTGTGGTTGTTCCTTTGAAATTTTCAACATTTCTTGGAAAGTTTGTTTGGCCTCATCCCGGTGATTCGTATAAAAACAGGTTGCAGCATGAGATTCTAGGAATTTCCAAATATATAGAGTTTCATCAACGAAAAGTAATCTGGTTGGATAAGGGTTCTTACCATGGAAGTTTTTCTTACCAAAAGAAGAGAAAAGATAAGCGTTATGATATTCACCAACTGCTAGGTAATAGTCAATAATTGCTTTAACTGGTTCTCCACGAAGTGGATCAAAAGAATACGCTTTTAACAACTCATTAAGTGTTAAGTTCCATGGCTCTTCCATGGCCCTCATAATAGTTCCAATTCTGGATATCCATCAGGACGAGCAACTCTTTCTTTATAGAATTTCATAGATCTTCTTAATCTCTCATCATTCTCATCTCTATTATCTGGTACACAGGCTGAGTCATGATAACTCTGTGCTGTATAGAAAATCCAACGAGGATCTTGTCTTTTTGTATCGTTTATGTATTTCTCTAAAACATGAGCGTGTGATAGGTATTTTGCCGGAATGTTTTGAGTCCATGAGAACCCATCCATTTTGACATTCACATGAAGTCCTTCAGCTAGACCTGAAGTTATATTTTTATCATCACAAACAATGAACTCGTGAATTGGACCATACCAGCGATAGGGTTTTGAAACTCTAAAAAAAGTATTACGCGTATATTTCATTGAATTTATATAAGTATTTATCATATATAAATCCTTAGTGAATTGTGACTTACTAAAATTATCATGTATAACTAATTGTTCATCACAATCAATCCAATATCCATGAACCGAATCTGGATTCCATCCCAGCTCATTAACAACATCTCTAAGTTTTTGCATTGCATGATTTCTACTCTTTTCAAAGTCATCAAACGGTCTTTCAAAAACATAAGTCGGTATATTATTATCTTGACCCCATTTTTTTATTATATCTTGTGTTCCATCAGTTGAACCGGTATCATTACATACTACAAGATCCGCGATGGGTTTATTGCTATTAAGCATTCTTTCTATTACTTGTGATTCATTTTTACAAATGAAATTAAGTGCTAACTTATTACTCATCAAATTAATTATTTTTTATTTATAGAAAAAAGTGAGTTTTTTGTTTAGATATATAATTGTAATAAAAAGTATTAACATATGGTAATTTATAAAGCTGAATTTCCAAACGGTAAGGTCTATATAGGCAAGTCAATTAACTTCGAGATGAGGAAGTATCATCATATATGGAACTCTCAAAGATTCAAACATTCTCATCTAATAATGTCTAAAGCAATAAGAAAATATGGATCTGATAATATAAAGTGGGAAATAATTTATGAGTGTTCGAATGTTGAAGAGATGAGTCAAAAGGAAAAGGAATTCATCAAATTGTTCAAATCTACGGAACATGATTATGGGTATAATATGGTATGTGGTGATAAGGAAGATTATCAGATAAGAGAAAATTTCGATGATGATTATAGAATTGATATCATAAAAAGAAAACTCAAGTCGAATGGCCATGATCCTGAAAAATATGTAATTATTACCGAAGATTTATCTGAAAATATTCTGACAGATTACTCAAATAAAATAGGAATCAGACCACTTTCGAAGAAATATGGAATTTCAAGACAAAGGTTAAGAAGGTTCTTATTATCTCAAGATATCCAAATCGATAGAGATATTGTAAAAGAAAAAAATACATTCGTTCCATCAAAAGATTTAGAGGAAAGAGTAATAAATCAATTTAAAGAAGGAAAAACAATAAAACAAATATCAGAGTTAGAAAAACTTACAATAATGATTGTTAGTAGGATATTACATGACTCTGGCGTTAGAAAATCAAAAAGATTCGAAAATGGAAAAAGATATGATGGAAGACAGCCGAAAAGTCGGCAACATAACAATCAGAATAGATAAAAAATTATTAGATGATTACAAATCTCTCTGTGAAAGAAATGGTTATGATATTTCTAAGAGGTTAAGATTGTGGATTCAAAAAGAAATAGATTTTGAAAAAAGGGGTGAGAATATAATTCAGAGGTTGAATTAATATCGAAATCCTAGTCGAAAAGGGATACGGTGATGATTAATCACCTAGAATCTTTCTCAATTTCAAATCTCTCAAATAAACCTTCTCAACTAATAACTTTTTTGGCAATTTGATTCTTGATGATTTATATGTTAATCCAACCTTAATAGGATTAAAATCAACTATAACATGGTTTAACTCAACAGACTTGATTATACCCATGTCTCCAATTTTAAATAAAAGTGGATATCCACTTTTATTTTTAGAAAAAATCATAACAGAATCACCTTCATTAAATTTTATTCTGTTAAATTTAATGTCGTCTTGTATTTTCCAGATTTCTCCTGGTGTTAAATCTTCAAATAGATACACTTTTTAAGTTATTTAAAACTGGGGTATTCGAATAGAAAGGATTTTGGAGACCAATATTCCTTCATATCTTTCTTGGATAGATACTCTGAGTATATCTTCATATTATTGAGTATATGTTGGTTATTCTCTTCCTCTTTCTTAAAGTCAAAAATAAAAATATTGAAGACATTATATACCTGATCATCTTCAATATATTATTGAACTTCATAGTTTTCCGTCATTTTAAAACTGCGATCCGCAATCTTAATAACTTCAGATTTACTAGGTATTCTTGGCATAATATCTGAGTCAAATTCCAAAACTTGGTTTGATTGTATCAAATTGAGATTAAAATCTCTTAATTCTTCTTTATCAAGATTAGTTACTTGAAATCGTATTCTGTATTTTAAATTGCTCATGGTTTTTTTTATAAGATTTATATGTATTTAATAAAAGCGCAGCTACTGTCATAGGACCAACTCCACCTGGAACTGGTGTAATCCAATCACAAATTGGAGATACATTCTCAAAATCAACATCACCAACTAATCTATGCTCAAATTGATTAATACCAACATCAATTAAGATAGCTCCTGGTTTAATCATATCCTTGGTTACAAACTTAGGAATACCCACTGCTACTACTACAATATCTGCCATTTTACATTGTTTAATTAAAAGACTCCTAGGTGTTTCAATGTGCGTTAATGTGACTGTGCAGTTTCCAACAGAGAAATCATTTCCAAGCATTATAGCAATTGGCTTTCCAACTATATTACTTCTACCAATCACCACACAATGTTTCCCCTTAGTTTCTATTTGATAATGCTCCAAAAGTTTGGTAATACCATAGGGTGTAGCTGGTCGGAAGCTTTCCTGACCAAGTGACATCTTCCCGAAGTTTAGAGGGTGAAATCCATCAATGTCTTTATCTGGATTAATTGTTGAAATTATATTATTAACATTAATTTGTTTAGGTAGTGGTAATTGAACTATCATACCATCACAAGTAATATCTGAGTTTAGTTCTTCAATCTTAGATATCAATTCAGATTGAGTCACATCCTCATCAAATCGAATTAATTCTGCTATAATACCAGCTGATTCAGAAGATTTAATTTTGTTCTTTACATAAGTCTCTGATGCTGGATTATGACCAACTAAAAGAATAGACATCTTAGGCTTTCTAAAAATAGATTCTCTTTTAGCAGCTTTAGTTCGTATTTTCTCAATTAAAGTTTGAGATACTAATTTTCCATCGAGTAGTTTCATGAATATATGTTTATCATTATATTATTTAAGTCTGATTGGTGTTTAGACTGGTCGGTCTTTGGTGTATTGATTAGTTCAATTTTAGAATCAATTATTGATTCTGGAGTAGCGAACCTCTTACCATCAATTTCTATGAAAGAATCAATTTCATCCTTAATGATGATTTGTATATTGCATTTAAACCAATGTGATTCACCACCATAACCATCATAGAAAGTGGCAAATGATTTATTTAGATGGTATTGTGATTTTGTTAAATCGTTTGGAAAGTATTGGATATCCCTACAAAGCTTTAAGAAATCATCTTGAGTCATTAAGAAGTCCCAGTCTTTTGGACTTCGGTTGAATACCTTTTTACCATTGATTTTGGTCATTTGAAGAACTCTTGATCCGGTTAATACTGCACCATGATTAAAAAGATCAAGAATTATCTTTCTTTTTTTATTGAAAAAGTAATACCATTTACCAGGAAGTAAAGAGGTATCAATAGTAACATTATAATCGCCATTTAGACAACCTAATTTAAATTCACGTATTAGTGTTTGATTAGTCATTTAGCAAATATAAATCTTTTTAATTAATTCAACAACATCTTTACTACCCTCCCTATAAAAAAATTCATCCATTCTTCTTTCTGGAAAATTTTTATTTCTCCAATTTGATGCTACTGGCCTAGCAACTTTAAAATATTCATTAAGTTTTAAATTATATTTTTTATCTATATAGAATTCAATAAATTTTAAATCAATATTATCCATATTAATTATATGTAGAGTTGAAAAAAAGTTTAAGGGACATTAACTTTTGTAATATATAATTAAAAAGATTATACCAATGTCACATATAAGGAAAAATAAAACCAATGAAGAATTCATAAAAGAGGCGAATTTAAAACACGGTGATAGATTTGACTATTCAAGTGTACTTTATATTAACAATAAATCAAAAATATTAATAGGTTGTAAAATACATGGATTCTTCGAACAGAGACCTGATTCTCATTTATCCGGAAATGGTTGCCATCAGTGTTTAAAAGAAGACAGAAATCCATATAGGGGCAAAGAAGGTTATTATGAAAAAAAATTCAAAGAACTTGGTTTTGAAATACATGGTAATAAATATGATTACTCTTTATCAAGATATGAGAGAAATGATAAAAAAATGTCGATTATTTGTCCAAATCATGGAATTTTTTTACAAACTGCTTATGAACATACGATTCGTAAACATGGTTGTCCCAAATGTGTAGGTAAATTTAAAAGTAATGAAGAGTTTATAGATTTATGTAAAAAGGTTCATAATAATAAGTATGATTATAGTCTCTGTGATTATCAAAATTGTTATAGTATGATAAAAATTATTTGTCCAAAACATGGTGAATTTTCACAAATGGCGAATTATCACATTAGTGGATGTGGTTGCTTTAATTGTAAATCCTCCTCTGGAGAACAATTTATTAGAAGAATTTTAGAAAAAAATGAAATAAATTATATTGCACAAAAAAGATTTGATGGATGTTTTTATAAATATAAATTAGCATTTGATTTTTATCTACCAGATCAAAACATTTGTATAGAATATAACGGAATTCAACACTACGAACCAATTGAATTTTTCGGAGGAAAAGAAGAATTTGATAAGAGAACTGAACGAGATAAAATAAAAATAGAATATTGTAATAAAAACAATATTCTATTAATAATCATAAAATATGGTGAAAATATATTTCAATCTTTAAACAATCATGTTAAGCTCATTGATGCTTAATTTACTATTCAGTCTCTTTATTGAATTTGAAATTAAATTTGAACAAGAAATAACGGTTATTTTAGGAATAATACCAGAAGAGTTCGGAATAGAAAAATGTGAGTTATAATACTCGACTTTTTGTGTGGTTCCAAATACCGTGTCAGAAACAATAAGTTCGTCAATTGAGGAATTATAGATATTTTCAAGTGCATTTCCGGAAGCGACAAAATGTGGAATAACAGCTCTTAAAGTTAAAGCACCTTTCTGTTTCAGAAGATGTGAAGCTTTTGAAAGAGTACCACCCGTATCTAATATATCATCACCAAGAATAACATTCCTACCTTTAACATTTTCTTGTCCAATCAAAACCATTGATGATATCTCATTAAATTTTACCCTCGTTTTTTCAATCATCGCTGTTACTGAATCCGGAAAAATTTTAGCTAAATCTTTATTTCTTTCAACTGCACCAGCATCGGGTGGACAAACACAGACATCCGATATATTTAGACCTCTAAGGTAATCTGTAAAAATCTTATTTCCGTTTAAGTGAATTACTGGAACATCATACATACCCATAATTGCACCAGCATGTAATTCAATTGTTATTAATTTATCCAAACCGACGGATTGAAGTATATTCGATAATGTTCTAGCTGAAATTGAAGATCTGATTCCGTTTTTAAGTTTATCTTGTCGAGAATAAGGTGCAAATGGATAAATAACATTGACTTTATAACATCCGGATCTTTTTGCAGCATCAATGGTTAGACAAAGTTTCATTATATCTTCTGATGATGAACCATCAGCTAAAATATAAACAACTTCATCTCTTACACTTTCTTTAAATACAGGTTGAAATTCTCCATCAGAGAATTTATCAATTTTTAAATTGGAATCATCATTTGAAGATTCAAGGAGTTCAAATGTTTTGTGTGCTAGTTCTGATTTGTTGATAGAGTAAAATTTCATATATTATTTTATTTGGTTAAGATTTTATTTATTCTTTTATTTCTTCTATATTCAATATATAATTGTTCAAAAATTGGAATATCACATTCTTGTCCGTTTAATTCCCATTTCTTCTTATTACTAAGTGACATCCAATTAATCTGTCTATAACTACCATCCTTTAATTCTGAATGTGCTATCCAGGATATGTATTCTGTACCAGTTAAATATTCAGTCCTGATCATTTGATAGAATCCAAATTCATCACAGATTTGACCATGTTCAGCTTCAATTTCTTTAGAATTTACCGCAAATGTTTCGGTTTTATTTGTTAAAATCATTTGGTTAAGATTTTATTAATTGCACTATCTCGAATAAGTGTGACAGGGACATGATACTTTCGTGTTTTTCTCATATCAAAAATAAATCTTTTGAGTGAGAAGAGTTTGGATTCTCCACTCTTAAGCTTCGGATTTTTTTTCTCCAATCTAAAAAGAGTTGGAATTTTTTTGGTTCATATAAAACCTCAAACCAGAAAGAATGTTTAGAATCATTTAATCTACGACTAAATGACTCAAATTGTTTTTGAGTTTTGTTTCCTGTATCTTTTTTCTGTTTTTTAAGCATATGAGGTGATAAATATAAAAAGATTTTTTGAATTAATCTAAATAATTATTTCTATTAAAACCATCTAAGTAAAATTTAGATGTGTCAGAGGATGTGGTTACTGTACCTTCCAAAATTTTTCTCTCTGTTTCTAAATCTCTAGTAATAGCTCTATCAGAAGAAAACTTTTCACCATATCTGGACCTTAACTTACTGATATTGATATCAAAAGAATCTTTAATGTCAATATTAAAGTAGTTCATATAAGATTGAGTTAAAGTCATAATAATTGTAGTGATTTGTTTGAAATATTCATCATCCATAGGTTTGTTGTAATAAAGTTTCTTTTTCAACATATCGAGTAACTTACAGGATTGTTTGATAATTAAAACTACAATCTTCATTGGATCTTCATGTGAAGGTGGTAAATCTTTTGGAAAGTCTAAATTATATTCACGACCAATAATAGCTAGATACCAGGTGATATCACCAACCTCTTCTAAAACGTTAATTTTATCTACATCACCTAAGTGATTATCTAGTAGTTCCTCAACTTCTGTTAATATTCCCATAGTAGCATGTAAAAGTATCTCTACTTTCTTTTCGTCACAATGGAATTGTGTAGAGAGTGTTTTTTCGGAAAGTTCTTTATATTCTGACCAATTCATAATTTTTTTTTATTTTTATATATGAATAGGAAGCATTTGTTTAGTAATATATATGAAGAAACATACGATTATGAAATATTATATCTATTCTCTTAAGAGTCCAATTACAAATGAGGTTGTGTATATCGGTAAAACTAAAAATCCTGAAAAAAGATTGAAAGATCATCATAGAATAGAAAATAGGATTAGATGTCGGTTAGATAGATGGAAGTTATTGATGAGCGAAATTGGATTAAAGGCCAATATGGAGATTCTATTAGAATGTAATGAAAATGAAGTGAATGATAGAGAAAGGCATTTTATAAAAATTTTCAAAGAAAATGGTTATAATTTACTAAACATGACAGATGGTGGAGATGGTCTTCAAAACCCATCAACAGAGGTGAGAAAAAAAATAGGAGAAAAAAGTAAGGGTAGGATCAAAACAGAAAAAACAAGACTTAAGTTAAGTAAATCAAACTATAATAGATCTAGTAGTAAATCAATTTTATGCTATGACATTGAAGGTAGACTTATAGGAAAATTTATTAATGCTAGAAGAGCATCTGAATCACTAAATATTGATTATAAATTAATATCAAACACTGCTCTTAATAATCAAAGTTTTGTTAATGGAAAATATACATTTTTTTTTGAATTGGAAGAAGATATTGAATACAAACTAACTGAGAGAATTGAAAAAACTACTAAAATCGGATCAACATTTTATAGAATTGATAAATTTGGTTTTAAAAAAATATACAATAATATAATGGATGCTGATAGGGAAATGAATATAAGCTTTAAAAATATTTGGTTATGTTTAAATAAAAAAAGGAAAACCGCGGGTGGTTACGCTTGGGTATATGAAAATGAATTTAATGGTGAATTTGATTTTTTCTTCGAAAAAAAATCTAAAGGATTTAAAGTCAGAGCTAAAAGTCACATAAGTGAATTATATTTTAGTTCACTAACTGAAGCAGCAAAAAATTTTAAAATCAAAACATCAACTTTGAAAAAATACATTGATAAAAACCAATCCAAAAATGGATTTTATTTTGAATTTTATAATTAAATTATGTTTCATGTTGGGTCGAAGAAGGAAATGTGAGAATGTCACGATTCGGTTTTTTTATATATAATTTATGGCATTCAGATCATTTAAGAAAGATATTGATAGAGTTTATCAAAAAATCGACAAAATTGCGAAAAGTGGTAGAGATAATTTCCAAGAGTATTATAACTACATCGATGATATAGTTAATAAACAACAATATGGTTTATTCACACAAGTTTTAATTATCAAATATAATTTTGATCCAACTAAGATATTTTCCATAGATGAAGTTAAAAGAAGAACTTGGCCGCTTATTCTATTACAAACCAACACAAAACTTCAAGATGATAAATATGAACTATTGAAAACTAATAATGTCTATCAGTTAGGACTATCTTATTATGTGGGAAACTCACTTATTGGAACTATTAGTGAGATTGATAGTTATTCTAGTTCAGTTGATACATTATCCTATACTGATAACAAATTTCAACAAAAGACAGAAAATAAGATAACTTACTTATCAGTAGATAAATTGGGATATACTCAAAGTGCTAGCTTTTCAAATTGGAATTATAATTATTCCTACGATAAGAATTTACTTAATCTCTATAAAGAGGCCATTAACTATTTAATTTAACAAAATCTTGAAATTCATCCAGTTTCCCCCAGTCTAGTGGTAGTAAAATATCAATAGCTTCTTGAAATTCATCAACTGATTTGATTGTTAATAAATACTTTTGTATATCTTCTGTTGTAATTTTATCTTTTTTAATTCCTGACTTATATATATCTGATTTTAAAACATGCCATCTAGCAAATATCTCATCATCATTTTCATAATAATTTACCTTTTGTTGATATCCATCAACAAGATGTTTTGCGACGGTATATAAATCAACAGATTTTCCATGATCTGTCATTTCAAATTTATTTATATCCATTTTCATTAAATCAGCGAACTCGTTTCTTCTCAAAAACAATAAAATTGATATCTTCTTACTTAAATATACTTTATCAGATGTTTTTTTATCAATAAACTTATTAATTGTAGTGATATTAACAAAATCATTTCTTAAGGTAGAAAACGGGTAGTTTTTTAATTTACTAACATAATGATATAGTTCATGCTTTACAACGTCTTCACACATTGGTGATGAAAGGACACTGCGGTTTATTGCAATTATATTATTTTCTATAATCTTTCGAATACATCCCATTTCCTTTTAACTCACACCAATCTTTAAAGTCATAAGGTTGGCAATCAATGGCATATTTTATACCTCTTTGTGTAATAAACTCCAGTGGAACACATCTATCATCCCGTAATTCATCTGGTGTAATGATATAACCACGATGTAAATTTAAGTAAATAACTCCATCCTCAGTTAGAACTAAAGAAGCTATTAATTCACCGTTTATGTTTTTCTTTCTGGCAGATTCACCAAATAGTAAAGTATTACTTGTCGTTTTGTCCGAATAGTAATACTTTATACTTGTATATTTTGGAAAGTCTTTCAAGATATTACAAATATAGAAAATTATTCTGATTCAACTAAATATTCAGATTCATTATATTCATGATAAAGATTTTTATGTTTAAGAACCTCTATAATAGATTCAGTGGCATTATAGTTATCACTAGTATAGATTGTCTGGCTTTTGTTAATAACAATATCAATATCTACTTTAGAAGCCCATTCTTTAACTATCTCTGAAATGCTTTCAAAATTATTTTCTAATTCTTTGTTTTGAAAATCAACAATGTCACTTCTAAATTCTGATTCCAGTTTGACTGCTTTTGTTTGAAGATCTTTAAATTTTAAAGCTTGATCCATTTTAGTCTTTTCATCAATAATCAATTTAGAACTATTAATTATTGACTCCATATCCTTCTTTATAGATTCAATCTCATCAGTAAATTTTTGTTTCTCAGACTGAATCTTTTTTAAAGACTCGTGGTAGTTAGTAAAGTTTTTTAAAATTTCTTCAAAATCAGCAACGTATATTTTCATGTGTTTATTATTTTGGATTTATATGTTTATTAACTTACTAAGTTTACATGAATAAAAACTAACTTGAAAGTAAATCTCTTAGTTTATTATTCCTAACATAAAGTTTTTTGTATTCCAAAAACTCTTTATATTTTTCAAACTTTCTTTCAAGTCTAATATTTTCTGAATCTTTATACATAAATTCACATAAATTATAAATAGATTCTGATTCGTGAATACATATTTGTGAGGATTTACCAAGTTTATCACTATTTACTCTATGTTTATATTTAACATTCAATTCATCTAAAATGCTAGTTAAAAAATTCCAATTTTGGGAAGCGCAAGATGAGAAATAAACGGATATCTGTTTGTATTTCTTATGTGAGTTTGAAATCGTTAGACAACCATCACCATCGAACATACCTCTTAAAAAGTGACTCTTTAATTCTGGAAATTTTCTGTATATGAAAGTTCCTCTATCTTTTTTTCTATAATTTTCTGATATTAGATATTCACCAAGAGATTTAGATGATATCCAACTAGTTGTCATTGTATTTTTACCTATGGATTGCTCATTTTCAGCATCAAAATTTCTCCAATGTAAATCTTTAAATATGGTTTTACAAACATCAGAATCATATTTAACGCAACAATGTTTGACTATCGGTGTTTTGTTTTTATTGTTTGAAAATGAAACGTGACCATCTGTCCAAATTAAACCCAAAACATAGGCAATTTTTTCACTTTTCACTTCTATGTAATCATCTATATTTATCAAATTCTTTTCTTGAAATCTTGTAGATTTTAAAAACTCATCACTTACTCTTACACCAAGTCTTTTAGCGGCACTATTTATCGTATGTCTATTCCTTAACAATTTTTCGGAACAATAATTACCACCATATTGGTGGTAATTATCTTTTATAAACTCAAGTTCTTCTTTGGTTAATTTTTTTCTCATTATGTATGTATTAACAAATGATTATTCCCAATTGTAATTTTCCAAATAATTTTCTAATTTATCTAATACATTTTGGCATTTGTATATGACTGCCTCTGTATCTGGTCCTAAATGAAGTAAATATCCACCTCTTATATCAAATCCCCATTCTTTAAGAATTAATGCGTACAGTGCAACTTGAATAGAGTATTCATTCAAATGATTATCATAGAAATCATCAAATGGATATAGAAGTTTGTTATATCTACCTTTTGGATGATCATCGTGTTTAAAATCACCATTAGTTTTGTAATCCAAGATAAACAACTTACCATTGTAAAGGAATATTGAGTCAATAGTCCCAGCTATTGGGTACTTCTTAGAAAAGACTCTCAACTCAAATTGAATTGGTTGTAATTTATATTGATTCTATCAATAACATCTAAATCAGTTGGTAATGGTTGATAAATTTGGTTAAAATAGTCCTCAACCCAATTATGGGTGGCTGTTCCAACTTCATTAGCTCGATTGTTTTTATCTTTCCATTCTTTTAATAACCATTCTTGAGGTACTCCTAAATCATCGGATTTCTTTTTTGACCAATACTCTTCATCAAATGGTTTATGAAAGTTTTTTAAAAAAGTAGTAACAGAAGTATATTTCTTACCACCATAGGTATAACGGTGCCATTTCGGTTCAAATTTGAATTGTTTATCTTGAAAGCAAGTTAATTTTTGGCGAATTTCGGATACCATATAGGTATATATGAATTATTACTCAGTTTGTTTCCAGGGTATAATATCAAATGATGAAGTTGTGCCTTTAGGAAATACAGTTTTTCTAACCTTCTGTAACATTAATTTGGATTCATCCATAGATAGTGGATAATTATTTACTATTTCAGATTTAGTTAAATTGTCTTTAGTCCAGGTGACAAGTATAGAATATTTTTCATCTTTTTTCATAGAAAATTATATATAGAAATATGAAACTCGATCTTCACGGTAAATCACATTATGAAATTTCTAACCT